TAACCGCTTTACCCAAAATAACAAGACAGATCTCAACCATCTTCTCACCGAGTTCTTCGTTTTCCGGAATGTTTGCAACAGCATCTTTAATGATCTTTGATGCAAGCGGAAGGAGAAATGCTAACATTGCTTTAGAGCATACAATACTCTATATAGCGACTTAATCTTTTATTCTGGAAGTCCCTTTACTCCTTCCCTCTTTAGACGATAATATCTCTTGATGGTCTTTGATATTGTCCTGCTGGCATTGGCATTTTATATTTTTTATTCCAATCGCCTGAACCATAGTCGATTTTCAACTTACGGTCAACAGGGAGTTTAGGTTTATGAGATTGTCTCTCTGGTTGAGAGTATGCTTCACCCATAAACTCTTTAAATGTTTTCACATTTAGTACCCTGCTTGACGCATCCTGTTTTGACCCATTCTTCTTGATTCTTTATCTGCTGACTGGGTATCAGGAGTTCCACTACCTGGCATCGGTTTTTTAGTTTTGTTGTTTGGAATACCCAATCTATCAAATACCCTCCGACCTCTATCCAGAAGAGTCTTAACATTTTCCGCTGCTTGAGGTCCAAGGAACTCATCAAGTTGCTCAGTATCTTCTTTAGGAGCACTAGCGATAGACAGGAAAGTATCTGCCATCGAAAGTTGCTTTTCTTCGCAAGGAGTTTCTTTCTTATCCTTATCAGGATTATCAGAGTTTACCATCTTGGCAAGATCTTCCTTTGCTTTCTTATACGTTCCTTCGGGGTCCATGGCGATAGGACGCTTAGCACCAGTCTTTGCTCTAACAAGGTTTCTAGCAACATTCATGAAAGCATATCTTTCACGTCTGTCCTCTTCTTCCTCAGTAAGTTGCTCACCTTCCATCTGTTGACTCATCATCAAAGGTGCTTTACCTGCCTGTGGGTTAGTGCCATCCTGAGGCATTACAGTTACCTGCTGAAGTTTTTTGGCAACTTTTTCTGGGAGAATATCAATTGTTCTAGCATTCTGACCCTCGGTGCTAGTGGTTCCAGTAGCACCATCAGCAATAAGTTCTACTGCTTCAGGTATGGGTGCTGCCATCATTCTTTTTTCTCTTGCAGCGTCAACTTGTCTCCTTTTTACGTTAGAAGGCAATTCCTTTAGACGTTGCTGTAAAGGTTTGTCAGCTTCAATTGCTGACTTAGACCTGTAGATACCAGGAGCAGTATTCACCATATTGGGATCATTTTCATAATCCACACCCGCCTTTTTTCTCAGACGTTTAATTTGGTCAATAGCAGATTGTTCAGAGACATTCTTTTTACCTTTCTTCTTAGCGATTGCCTTACCAACTGCCTTACGACGGTTCATCAGATAATCGTCGGTATCATCCTCTTTACCATCATTATTAACATCACCATCTTCCTTGCCAACAGGATCAAGTTTTCCTTCTTTAACATCCTTCTTTTTCTTCTCACCACCACCCATGGCCGCGGCAGTCTGTTCACCCTTCTTCTTCTCACCCTCGTATGCTTCACCATGCTCAGTCATCTCGACTTTTAGACCTTTAGCTCTCAGTCTAGAAATCTTTTCACGGGTAGCAAATCTAACGTATGACTTCTCAGTATTAGGATCAAATACTCTTACCTTATACTTCCTTTCTTGTTCTTCAGCAAGTTCTTGCTCATAAGGAAGTTGAATAGGAGGTTCTTCCTTCTTGAGACCTTCAAAAAATACCTTATGATAAGCGTCAGCAAAATTCTTTTCTGCCCAGTCAATACTAGAAAAAGAGTATTGCTCAGATACACCACCACCCTGTTTACCAAACAGTTTTTCTCTGACAGCAGTCTTCTCTTGTGGACTCAGATTGCTGTTTGCCATATATTGAGAATATGCTTTTCTCAAATCTACATCTTCTCTTCTAGCACGATAACGAATGTCATAAACTGCTTGACGAATTCTTTTGGCAGAATTCTCTTGTGGTGTTCCACCTTTAGCATCCCCCTTTTTGGCATCAGGTTTTGCAGCGGATTTTGCAGCAACAGCAGGAGCATTATTTCTTGCTGGAAGTTCCTCAGAAATATTAATAGTCATTAGAAGGTGTTACTAACTTACTTTTTCCTATATTTATTTATGAATTTATATCCTGTAAGACGAGCAACATACCTAAGGTGAGCATCAGTCCCTACAAGTCTTTGATCTGAAGGAACACCAGAGGGTCCAGGATAGTTTACAACTTTCTCAAAAACATTTTTAATCCAAGGTTTAAACATCTCATCATCATCAGTTACACAGATGAGATAGTTAGCACCACGACGCATGATTTCACCCTGTTGGTTACTCTCAATACATCTGATCATATCACCAACGGCAAAGATTTCTTCGTTGATATACTTCTCTCTCAACTCTCTTTCATATCCAGCAGTTCCAAAATCAAATGATGATTTGATTGGAGCGTAAGTAGTATGAGATAGTTTTTTCTCTCTATCGGTTTGAGGTCTGTCCTGCTTTCCGACTTGCTGACCTTTATTATAAAACTCTAAACTTCCATCAACTGTTTTAGCAATAAACTCTCCAGTTTTTCTATCGTACCAACTACCTCTATTTTTATCATTACCTCTTACAAGTCCCAGTCTTGCCGCCTGGAACTCGGCGTTGTTCTTCAAAGCAGAAAAGGTTTTCATTATTTCTTTAATTCTAAACTAATTACGTTCTTGTTAAGAGCAATATAACGAAGAACGTCGTCTCGTATCTTTATATATTTATCCTTTGACTTGCCCTTACATCTAAATGATTTTTTAGTCAAAGATCCATACACATAGGCAACGAAGTCTTTATACTCCGTTCCATGATAATCATTAATAAGTTGACTAATATAATCACTCATAAAACTAAAGGGGTCTAAAATTAACCCCCCATGATTTTTATTATTTATCCAATAAGTTTATCGATCATCAACTTCACGATTTTCGGAGTAGTACACATCAAATTGACCACCAGGATAACGCTTCTCCAATTTCTTGACATTGCGAGCAACGACTTCATCCAGAGAATATCCAAGTGCCATACATGCTTGAGCAACATACCACATCAGATCACCAAGTTCAATAAACAAGTGCTCACGATTATCTTCGTTCCAAGGTTTGCCCTGGAAGATAACTTTCTTGATGATTTCAAGAAACTCACCACCCTCAGCATTAATTCCAACACCTGCGGTCAGAAGACGCTCAATATTAGCACCCTTTTCATCCAGTTCTACTAGACGGTCTGCGAGTGCAACAAAGTCTGTAGATTGATCTGAAGTAACTGCATCTACGAACTTTTGATACTTATCAAAATCAACTTGTTTGGTCATTAGAATTTAAATCCGGCGAATGATTTTTTAGGTTTATCCTCCTCAGGATTATACTCCTCTTCTTGTCCAGAGTCAAGTATATTGTCTTGTGCTGTTTGTTCACAATCATACAATCGCATTTTAGCACGATCAATACCAACTACAAATCGTTTAAAGATACTAATATCATTATAACGATTCTTCAACTGCTTTACCATAATCTGTCCCAATTGTTCCAACTCTTCCGTAGAAATAAGGGCAAACATAAGATCAGCAGTAGCAGGGAGACCAAAGGATTCACTAGTGTCAGTAAGGTCAACGTCAGAGCTACCATAACCGCTACGAGTGGTCTGGGTGGCAGATACGATAGGGACCTCGGCTTCGACAGCCAACCCTCTAAGTTCCTCTGCAATTGACTTAACAAGAGTATAGGAATTAATATTGGAAGATCCTTTGTAACGTGACGAGGCACAAATATTGAGATAATCCACAAATATAATATCTGGTCTAAATGACTTCTTAAGTGCGAGTTCATTAAGAAGTGCCTTAAAGTGTCCACTATGTGCACTTGCAGTAGGGTATTCCTTAATAATTAGGGTGCCTTGTGTTTTCTTTGCAAGATTTGTAACTTTTTTCTCAAACATACCCTTAGGAAGATCTGTTAGATCCTGGATTGGGACGTTGAGGAGGTTTGCGTCAATTCGTTCAGCAATTTTCTCTTCTGCCATCTCCATTGTAATATAGAGAACGTTCCGTCCTTGGAGCAGCACGGAGCTAGCATGGTGGCACATGAATAGAGACTTGCCGACACCAGTACCAGCGAGCGCGATGTTAAGAGTCTTGTTAGGTAGACCACCTTTCGTAATTTTGTTAAGATATTCAAGATCGAACGGAATCTTGTCCTCTTTGCTGTGATAGAACTCATATCTTTCTTCGTAATTTAATAGGTAATCGTGTCCAATATTATTGTCAAAAGAAACTGCCAGTGCATCAGAAAGGATACTGGGAATAGCATCCCTACCCTTCTCTTTACTTCCACCATCAGCGATATTGATAGATTCCATAAGTGCCAAATAGATGGCACGATCACGACACCACTTCTCAGTAGTATCTAGCAACCATTGATTATCCACTGGAGTATCAATAAGTTCTGATGTCAAATTTCTAGTTTCTTTGACTTCGCTTTCATTAAGGTCTGATCGATTTTCAATCTCAATACCTAATGCTTCCGGTGTTATAGCGGAACCATATTTCACAATGAATGAAGCAATCTCTTCAAATGCAATTTTGTCAGAGCGTTGCTCAAAATAATCAGGTTGAATAAATGGAATTACTTTACGAGAATACTCTTCATTGAAAATGAGATTTCTAAGAATAGTTGTCTCAATTCGTTCCATAGGAATAAGTTTGTTTTGCAATAGTGTTCAATTTTTCCATGACTTCTTCAGTGAAGTATGTTTCAGGATCTTTTAAGATTGCCTTAGCGTAAACTTTTTTACCTCCTATTTCATAACGACCTGCAACATTCTTCCAAAGTCCGCCGAGTTCACCGAGTTCAAGAAGACCATAATATCGATCAAGACCACGCTCATCGTAATAAAGACGCACCGTAACATCTTGATTCTCCTTGCTTAAACGCGACTTAGCAGTCTTTGCCTTGATAAGATTTCCAATGACTTCTGTTCCATCCTTCTCTTTTTTCTTTGAGAGGTGGATAATGGTTGAGGCGGCGTACTTGAGTCCAGAACCTCCACCCATTTCTTTAGTAGGGACGTAAGCGCCGATGACATCATAGGTATGGTTAGTAACAATCATAGGAATGTTAGCCTGCCCCAGTTTAAGTGTCAACATCCTGAACGCACCTTTAATCAGTTGTGATTTTGTCATATCACGAACCTGCTTATCGTTAAGTGCGTCGGTGATCTCCTTTTCTGTGGAAAGCATACCAAGAGAGTCTAGCACAAACATACAAGGTTTGCGTTCGTCCTCAGATTTCTTTTGATACAGATCAACTGCCTTAAGTGCTTTGCTACGGAACTCCTCAACAGTGACAACATTCACTACAACAGTACGATCTAGGTCAACCCCACGACTTGCGAGTAGAGATTTGTTAACAGCGGCTTCAGTGTCAAAATATAGGCAATACCCATCAGGATTAGAATCCAAGAAGTTTTTGACAACGGCGAGACTGAAAAAAGTTTTTCCAGTACTAGACTCGCCAGCAATGGCAGTAATCTTATTCCCAGATACACCACCAAATATACTCCCTGAGCAAAGGGCGTTAAAGATGTACGAACCCGTATCCACAAATTTTTCAGTGTCATCAATATCGGATGCAAGTTTTGTGTAGTCATCACCGATTTCTTTTACAATTTCTTTGAGAAAGTCCATTACGCAAAAATATA